TCTTCCCCAACTTGTGATTGTCGAGTGTTCGGCGGCTGGGATACTAAAGCCAGCGATACCAGCACTATAATATTCACGAGCATAAAGGATACCAGACATAGTATCACTGCCCATAAAGTTAACGAGATGTGCCGCCCCACCAATTCCAGCACTTTCCATGCTAGATACACCGCGAGCGCCAAAATCGTGAAGTTTAAAATCAATAGTTGAAGGATCACCTGATTTCTCCAAATAGTCAAGAATGACTTGTTTAATTTTCCAAGATTGTGTTGCTACAGTAGTTGGATACCAAATAGCACGAAGCAAGGCTGTTTCCAACCATGTAGTTAACCAGAAGCATTCTGGATCTGTGTTTTCAATTGTTGCCAGAACATTTTTAACAGGTACCACTGTACCTTCAGGTACTGCCCGAATAACGACAGGAAGGTATCCGCTGTGGTTATCGAGAATGTACTGCCACCCTGTACGATTAAATGGCTCGCCGTGCGCGGTCCATAATTCGTCTGCGATATCGATATCTGATTGAGTAATTGGCTCAAGTAAGTACTCCTTGATAAAAGCCTGGAGTCCAAACATGACAGTTTCATCGTATCGGCCGCCGCGGCTTTCAATGTAACTATAAACACCAGTGGTGCCCATAGGATATTGTTTGAACATACTAGCTTTGTAGCTGTCTGTATTTAAGATAATGTTTTTTGCGAGTTTCATTTTAAAGTTCCTTTAAAAAAGCTATCTGCGTCTATCGCTTCAAGCACCTACAAAATGTTGTAGGATTTCGTAGTGGTCTTCAAAGCAGTCCTCCGACCGGACTTCTGCGATAGGCACCCACCTAGCCTTTTCTGCATCATCACTACCTTTGACTTTTGGAAGTTCGCCATCTGGTAGAACAATGTGGAAAGCATGTGTTATTATACGCCCTCTAGGGCTTCTGTCAATAGCGTCAAATACCTTGCTCCGTACAATATTACCTTTTAATACAGGAGCAGGTACTTTGATTTGTGTTTCCTCACGGAGCTCACGCAACATTGCCGCTTCAACTGACTTGTCAGTATTAGCGTTTACATATCCGCCTGGCAATGCCCAAAGACCTTTACCTGGCTCTGCTCTGCGTTTAATCATTAGCACATGGCCTGATTGGATTACAACAGCGTCAGCGGTACTAAAGATTGGAGGATATTTTAAACTTGCGTATTGCTTTTTGTATTCAACAACAAATTCACGCTCACGAATAATTTGTTCGTATTCAGGTGTGTCTTTAAAATCCATTAAGAAATTAAAAGTTGTTTCTGGTACTACACCTTTAATAAATGACATGTTTACATCACGCTTGAAAAACAAGTCACGAATGTTAACGGCTGACAAGAACTCGATAAGTTCTACATCTTCAAATCCCCATTGTGGGAACATGTCCAAGTAGAATGAGCTGTCATCTTTCTTGTGTCCAATAATGCCAACACGCTCGCCAGGTTGAATGTGTTTGGCAACCAACCCTTGAACACGGACTGCCCATGCCTGGTCGTTGTAAATCGTATCTGGATTAGCTTCAATAACAATATGCATACTCAATCCACCTGCCGCGGCCTTGATCATGCGCTCTCTTTCAAAAGAGGTAAATGGGTTTTTATAAGTTCTGGGTTGATTAGCACTACCTGTAACGATCACCAATTGATCGCATAGTGCTGTAGCTCGCTTGATAATCTCAAGGTGAGCGTTATGTATAGGTTGAAATCGTCCTATTAGGACTAGGGTATCGTACTTCTTAGACATTGAAAAATCCTTTCAATAATGTCAGCTCGGAGTCTATCTCGTTGCTTTTTGTTGCTATGTATTTATTATAACACCGCCCGAAGGCGGTGTAAAGTGATTTGGTTATTTTTTAGGTGCGTCTGGAAGTGGACAACTTTTAACACCATTCCAATGCCATTTTCTACAATGTGTACATTCCATCGTTTGCTCCTTTGTTGCTAAGTGCATATTATACTGCTAACTGCCAAAACTGTCAAAAAATCCGTTGCTATATTACAACATTATTTCTTAGTTTCGGATGCTTGTTTAGCTATTGCGGCGGCTTGGGCGGCGGCTTTTTTTGCCTGTTCTAGTTGTAGATTGTATACTCTTTCAGCTTCCGTTGTGAGTCTTTGGCTTTCTTCGTTTGACACCATTTCTGTATTATCAGTAGTCATGTGTTTTCCTTTTAACACTGATATTTATTTTAGTCAAAAAAAAGCACCCGAAGGTGCTTTTGGTTGTTTCTGTTACGAGGCATTTCCTGCCCTAAGCGGTGTTTAGGCCGCTAAAGCGTAAACTGAATCGTTTGCGTTTATAGGTTTTGCTTCTACGACCGGGTCGCCCCAATCCTAACGGCTTTCACATTGCCGAGCTGTCCACTTCAATACTCTTTGCCCTGTCGAAACCATGCTCCCCCAACGCAGGATACTTTCTCAAATACCCTCCGGTGGAGGAGGGGGGATTCGAACCCCCGTCCAGAACACTTTTTTCTCTGCTTCATACAGCAATAACTTATATTATATATCCAGAATTGGATAAAGTCAACCGATTATGCGTGATATGTACAATAGAAATTAAGAGGAGCAGTTAGGGCAACACTAATATTATAACCCCCTTCAGAGTCGTATCCATCTCCTTGTGATACGGACAATATTCCGGTAAGTTGATTAAAACTCAAACTAAGGTTCCCCCAATCTCTTCCGCTGTAACTTTGTAATACAGGAGTCCAAGTTTGATTGAAATCTATATTTCCTCGAGGAATTGTATTAACTGTAACAGTACAACCTAGATCCCCGTGATTGTCCTCATAAACACTATAATATATATTTGCGGCTTGTGCGGCAGGAGCAATAGTTCCCACATGACCACCACTTGCTGTAAATGATCGAGTGTTTGCGTAGATATCGGCAATTCCTACCTGTACCCGTAAAACAGCATCAACGTTTCCTGAAAATGTCCAAACTTCTGTATCATATGTTGATCTAGCAAGTATAGTCTGGTTGGCTACTGGATCATATATGCTAGAACTACCGGCGAGTCCCGATTTGTACGCAACAGGGCTAGAACTCCAGGTTCCATATTGATTTACTGTAGCAACTGTTACTGTATATGTCCTACCAGGTACAACTGTTACTGTATCAACTTGATACGAATTTGGGTTAAGATAGTTGCCGCTGTATGAGCCTACATTTAATACTGTTACATCAGGTGGACATGTCCAATAAGTTACTCCGCTGGTAAAGTTTATCTTTCCGTAGGCTGTAAATGCCTGATTAAAATTACCTAAAGATATTGTGCCGCTAGCAGGGACAGGAGTGTCTACCGTAGAGTTCCCAGAAGGTTTTAATCCTCTTTCATACGGAGATATGATACCGCCTCCTGAATAGAATTCAGAAAGACTTATATTATTAGATTGAGAAATACCATATTTGCTTTTTAAACTAGAAACAGATACGCCGGTCATAATTTTTCCTATATATAACGGGCCTAACGGGAAATCCCCGTCTAATCATAACAGAAAGCTATGCCTACTGCCCGTTAGGTATAGTATTTACCCAGCGTATACATTTGGACTACCTGCGGCAATAGTATCGGCTTCTACAGGATCTCCAATACGAGCAATAGGTTTACCATTTACAAATACAGTAGCTGAACCAGCTGAAGTTTTAGCACTTCCATCTCCGGGGTGCGGATCCCCGGGATATGCGGGACTTGCTCCGTGTGGTGCCCATCCATCTCCAACTCTGTTTACTGGTATATTGTTGGCATTTACATTAGGACTGCCTTGAGTCGATGGACGAGGTTGATAAGGGCCGTGTCCTGTTGTTTTATCGCCCTTGCGCGATACAGGTTGTGAACTCATATTTTTATACTCGCTACTAAAGATTTAAGTTTATTGGCAATAGTTGAATAACTACCCAAAGTTACCGTTTGAGCAAAAGTATCTGATCCGGCGGATGTTGAAATTGTATAGTTACATACCGATGTTAAACTAGAAGGACTGTCAACTCCGGTCATCTTTTTAAATGCGCCAACAGCTGGAGGAGTTAGTCCACTGTGTATTACTAGATGTTCATCTATCCAATGCCATGTTGTTTTTAGTATGGACTGGTAAGATCCGGATATTGTTACTGTTCCTGATGATGTAGCAATAGTAATCCCCGGATCAGTGAAACTTGCTGTAACCGTAGGAACATCGGGCGAAGTTGTAGTTTCGCCTGTAGTTTCATCCGTTGATGTTACTGTTAGAGTAACACTGAACGGAGTATTTAAAGTTACGGTATTAGATGTTTCACTTAACATCTAGTATTTACACTAGCTTGATATCAGTAGTGCTTTGCATGTATTGTTGTGCGGCATCGTCTTTTGGTTTACATACCGTAACAATAGCACTTTGGCGAATTTTAATATCTTGTTGTTTATCTTCACCTAAGAAGATCCAAGGGATTAATCCTAATCCTTGTGCGTTAAATGTAATAGCAAGAGGTTTACTGATTACAAGCTCAGTATCTGATTCTTTTTCAAAGCGAGCGATAACTTCCTCTCCGCCAATAATTTTAATGGAGACGACATCCCCTTGTGTAAAGCCTTTATCAATTAACATATTAGTCCTTGTTTATAATTGTTGTTGCCATCGGAAAGATAGCGGCAATTGCTTTGGCGCAGGCCACAGCAACTAGTTGGTGTTCTTTTTGTGTACCATTAGCACTACGCAATTCAATAAAATGAATCCAACTGCGAAGTGTACCATTCATGTACAATCTACTTTCGATTAAACCTTCTGGTAGGACAGCACGAGCTTGTTCTTTAGCAATGCCTTTTAGTATTGCCCATTCATACGCATCTCTAGATGCCTTAATGACATTTTCCTGCATGCGTTCCCATTGATAGGCAAGAAAACGATCTTCATCATTTTCCATATCTATTTCTATGCTGTTTTGTCTATTTTTGGTATCTTGTCTTCTAGCGTCTCTGAGTACAAAGTTGAGATCCTTTGTTGGGTCGGCATAGCGTTGACTAAATTCCTGGAAGCTAAAACTTCTGTGGCGCAGTATTTGTCTTGCGATATCTCTGGTAGTGGTAATTTCCACACAGGCAGAGACCATTTCGAGAGGACTCCAATGCTGGTGCTTGACGAGATAGTTGATAAGTTTTTCACTTGTTTCTGTGTTAAGTTGATTGCTTGGATTGGACACACGGGCGCAATACGCAATGAGTTCCTGTGCGTCATCAACACCCAAAGATGCAAATTCTTCTGTTGGTTGAGAGTAACTGAGTAGTCTGACATTCATTTTTTAATCTTTTGTATCTTCTTCTTGAATTAGTGCTTCAAGTGTTTTGTAATTGTCATAGGCCTTTTTAAGAGCTTTAAATTTTTCTAATTTTTTTGGATCTGGAACAAGTATAGCTAGTCGTTCGTTAATCTTATCTAGAGTTTCTGTAATACTAACACCTTTGACTTTTAAATCACCTTCTATGTTAGCATCACTAGTTACATAAAGACCAGCCCCAGTTAAATTAGTATTTGTAATTGATCCCCAATTATTAAGGCCAGAACCTGTAGTATACAAATAAGATCCGCTAGTTACACCAGCGTTTATTGTTACATTACCGGTTGACCAAACAGATGCTGTAGTAGTGTAAGTAGGACTAGTTCCTATTATAGCCATGTTAGCCTGCTAGTCTTGCCTTTAACTCTGTAAATCCACCTACTAGTTCTTCATCTAGAAAAATTTGTGGGACTGTACGAGCATTTGGTACTGCTTCTAATAAATCTTCCTTAGTATATCCATCACCGATTTTACGCTCTTCAAATTCAATACCTTTTTGTTTTAGTAATGCCTTTGCTTGATCGCAATAGGGGCAGTTATACTTTGAGTATACGATAGCTTTCATATTGTGTTCCTTATAGATCTGGTAGTTCTTCAAAACTAACTTCATCGGACATAACGCCAATGACATAGTTAGTTGATTCATTTTCTTGTAGTGCTGTTTGCTTTTTATTGATGTTCACATGTTTGTTAAACCATGGAATAGGACTACTGCGAGGATGTTCCTCTGCGTACTTGATGCCAATGTCTTTCAATCTAATAAATGCCGTGTGGTCAACAAAGTCTTTTAAGATAGCGGCATTCAATCCAATAACAACTCCTTTACTGAACAAATAATCGGCCCATGCCTTTTCTTCTTCAATAACAGAAACATACATAGCGTAGACTTCTTCGGCACACTCTTCTTCTAACTTAACAAAGTCTGGATCATCTTTCTTAACATTGTTAATAAGCCAAGCAGTCCATTCTGTATGTAGAAGTTCATCTTGTAAAATTAAACTGATGATGTTACCATTGCCAATATAAATTTTATTCTCAACCATTGCTAGGCTTGTGGCAAATGATACCATAAAGCGAAGTGCTTCTAATGCGTAACTAGCATGTAGGGCTAACCAAATTGCTCGCTTATGATCATACTCGTTAACAGCTTCGCCTAGTTCTTTCTTACAGTTTAGAACATGTAGGTCCTCGTAGTAACGACCAATGTTAGCGGCCATTTCTACAATTTCTTTAGTGTCATGTATCTTGTTAAATTCTTCTTTAGGTACACCATAGACATTACGAATAATGTGTGAGTATGATTTGCTATGGATATTAGTTTCAAAGAAACTCCAGTTACTCACAAGTGCTTCGAGCTCTGGAACTGAGATGACTGGTCCAAATACTTGGTTTGGCGCACGACCCTGAATGGAGTCCAAAGCAGTCTGGCGCAACAAATTAGAAGTAAAAATATGCTTAATTGCATCGCTAGCCTCCTTATGATCAATCTTGTCTTTAGTAAGACTGATTTCTTCTGGTACCCAAAAGAATCCGCGAGCTAGTTCTTCGAACTTTTGAATCTTAGGATACTTAACTTCCTCGAAGCGTTGTACTGTAACTGGACCTTCTGGATCCAAAAACATTTTACGCTTTAGATAGTTTGTTTGTTTACTTAAATTATATTGTTCTTTACTCATAGCTTACATGCCTCGCAATCATCATCCAACGGGTCGTAAAGGATAGCATTGTCGGAGGTCATAATTCCTGTGCTGTGTCCATTAACTCGAATTTCGTTAGTACCAGTAACACTTTGTTTAGCACCAACCTTATTGATTAAACTGTAGTATACAGTCTTTAG